TACCCATTAAAACATTATCTTCCCACCAAACATCAGTAATAAGGTGTGCCACTCTATCTAAATCTATAAGTGATGATTCTGGGTGATTAAGCTCAGAAATGGACATACCACGATTAATCATCTCCTTATATTTTTCCGCTTCTCTTTTTAAAATTTTTTCAGGATATATTCTACCATTTCTATTTGGTACTCCGTATTTTTGCAAAGTCGCATAAAATACAAATGGTTTTGAGTGATCTAGTTGTCCGTATGACTCTTTAATTACTTGACTATTTCTATATTCATTCGGGTTTATAATACCCGCATCCCACTCAACTAAAATTCCTTTACCTGTATCATTTGGTCCTAATATTTTCATAACGTTTTTATGATAAATATTATGTAAATTGAGTTTCTTTAATTTTAGTTTTACTTAATGTAAAATACTTAGATTTTTTTAACTCATCAAAATATACTGATGTTATTATTTTTTTTACTTTTGACCTTAGAATTAAAGACTTAAAATTTAAATTTTTATCGTGAACATAAAGGGTTATCTCTAAGTTTAAAAAACTTTTTTTATTTTTTTGGATTCCACTTGTTCTAAGATCTAAATCAACTATTTGTTTTCTTTCGAAAGTCATGACATCAACCACTTCAATCAAATTATGTAAAATTTGTCGTTTTATTAACCCCGTAATTTTGTTCCAATTTTCTTCATCACTTATTGGTTCTACCCATGTTTGTAAAATTATATATATTGATTTTAATTCCTTAGAATCAACTGTTCCGTAATAACATTTTGCATCATCAAAAATATTTAATTTTGACGTTTTTCCTTTTTTCATTTCTCATAACTTTCAAGTTTATTTTTTATAATAATAATAAAATAATAATGTTTGTCAAAAATTGAAAAATTTACTACTATTTATATTATAAAACAAAAAAAATTATGATTATAGTACAAGTTAAAAACGAAAAATCTATTGAGCAGGCATTAAAAACCTATAAGTTTAAGATTTATAAAACAAAACAAATTCAAAAACTACAAGAAAGGCAAGAATATAAAAAACCCTCCGTAAAACGAAGGGCTCAAATTAAAAAGGCTCAATACAAACAAAAGAATCAAATCTCTTCTTGAGTTTCCTCTTCTTTTTTTACTTCTGATTTTTTTCCAAAAATCTTTTCGGTAGATGTAAGACCTAAACAACCAAACGCTAACATAGCAACGGCATTTACTAACGTGTCAGATGGTCTAATATCTCCATGAGAATAACTATTCACGTATAACGTAATACAAAGAGATACACCACATAAGATTCCTACAAATCTTTTTGAAGATGCATTGCCTTGGCTATCCATAAATAATCTTCCGATACTTTTAAAAAAATTTTTCATAGTCCCAAACTTAATTTTTTTAGTTTATAATAATCATAATGGTTACATTTTGACTCCATTACTTTATTGATTGTTTTGTTAATTGTACCCTCAAGTTCTTTATCTGATGACTCATTAATTGAAACTTTTAAGTTATCCAAAACAAGTTTTTTAAGATTATCAAAATTTTCTTTTAACTCTTCTCCGTTAAGTGATAAAATTTCATCTAATTCTTTTTTATCATTTTCGCTTAAATGACCTAACTCTTTTTTTAAATTTTCATTTGCAATTTTAACCATGGAAGATATTGGTATATTAATACTTTCAGTAATTTCTTTTCTACTTTCTTCTTTTGTAATTATATTTTTAATATTTTTTTTAGATTCTAAAATATTTTCTAGATTTTTAATGCCTTTGTTATAGATCACATTATCAATATCAGAGTAATTATTAATTTTCTGATTATTCCATGAGTTTATCCAAGTATTTAAATAATTTAAATTTTTAGTTTGAGATTCTATTAATATTTGAGAATACTCAATTGATTCGTTAATATAGTCATTTGCGATATCTGACGGGATTCCTTTATTTGAAGATAAATCGTCATAGATATAATATAATTCAGATAAATCTTTGTTTTTTAAAACAAATGTGTTAAATTCAAATATAAATCTTTTAAAACTTGGTTTTTTTGCTAACTCAACAGCAACGTTTTCTATCTTTGTTTTAATTGTTCCAAAAGTGTCCATATAATTTTTATTTATAAATATCACTTATTCAGTAAATCTTTTAACCTATCATCAATTTGGATTAATGAATTTCTTCCTTTAGACAAATTCATATAATTTTTACCTGTAAATAAATTTTCTTCTAAAAGTAAATCTAAATCATTTCTCACTAGTCTTTCTGTTGTTGGTGGTGTTTCTTCTCCCCCTCCACTAGGTGGAGGTCCTGATTCTTCTCCCCCCATAGATGGTGCTCCTAAACCTTCGCCTCCCCCTTCAGATCCTCCACCAGCCGGTGCAGATCCTCCAGCGGATTTATCACCTTCTTTTTTAGCATAAAGGTTATCTATATTGTCAAAAACACCCGTTTTAGGAATTATTTCCGCAGTTTTTCCTAATTCTGCAGAAACTGCTCGCTCTATACGTTGTTGTTGTAAATCAAGTCTTATTTCTTCGTCAGAAAAACCTAGAATATATTTTTTAGCCCAAGATGCCGATACTGGTGCTAAACTGTCTTGTATAGGTGCAACCGCGTCTTTGAACAAAGTTATTTTTTCTTTCCATATCTCAACCCCAAGGAGATCGGCTTGTTTTGATGGGTTATTTAACGATAAAGCAAAGTTTGTTAATTCATCCTCAAATCCCATTAAAAATAAATGTATGATTGCAATTTTATTTAATTCTGCAAGCATAGATTTTTGAATTCTATTTATCGTTCTTGCAAATCTAATATCAAGTAACGATAAATTTTTACCATCACCAACCGCCTCTTCAAAACCTAGATATGCCTTTGGTATTCTTAACGCAGTTACTAACTTTTTTTGAATATACTCTATATCAGCAATTTCAGCTAAATTCTGTCCAGCCGGTAGCGTTTCAATAGGGTTAGTTGCCGCTTGATCTCTTACGGGTATAAAATAATCTTGATCTACCGCCATTTGATTATATCTCATGTCTACATTACCTGTTTTAGAATCAACAACTTGGTCCCTTTTAAATTTATTTGCAACCTTTTGTACATACGCATCAACATCCTTATCGTCCATATTACCAACAAAAACTTTAAATACCCTTCTTTCTGGTGCTCTAGAAACCCTATACACTAACATCGCATCTTCTGATAAAAGTAATTGTTTCCATATTCTTCTAGCCTTTTCTAACATAGAAGTACCATATGGTAATTTTCTATCGTCACCTAAAATTCTAAAGTGAGCAACCTCCCAAGTGTTAAATTCCATGTTTTTTTCTTTCCAAACAAACTTTAAAGAATCGCTTTCCATTTCTTGTGAATATTTGTCCGGTTGAAATCTCATGCCCTTCTCTAACCTTTCAATTTGAATGTTTGGTAATTGTTGGCATCCGACCACACCTTTTTCTGGATCTAATTTTAAATAAACAAAATTATCACCAAACTTACATGTGTTTCTAGTCCACATAGGTAAATTTGTGTTTATATCTAATTTATTAATAAAAAGATCTACTAAAATTTGTTTTATTCTTTTCGATTCTGAATATATTTTTAGTATGTATCCATCTTGATCTGGTGTTGTAGATTCTTCAGAATATATATCTAAAGCTGCGGATATTTCAGGAGTGTATTCCATAGATTCGTAATCATAGTAAGACGCCATTCTAGTCGGTTCATAATAAACTGCCTGTTGATACAAATTACTTTCAACTTTTTGCCACTGTTTTCCAATATATAGTGTTTGTTGTGCTTCTAATTTTTCTTTTTCGTATTCCGTCTTATCCGTTGTCTTCAATAGTTGAGTCTTATCAAATTTGAATACCGGCGACTGTTGATCTAAATTAGATGATGGACCAAATGTTTTATTTAATCTTTGCCATACTGTTAGTTTTTCTTTTGCCATTTTGTTTTTTTAAAAAAAAATAATTGTTTAGATTTTAAACTAAACCCTTTTGTTACCGAATAACCATAAATATTTTTCATAGTCACTTCTACTAAGTTGGTTATGGTTATACCCATAATCTCCATAATTTACGCTTGGGATGCCGGGGTTAAAATTTGTATAAGAACCTTTAAAATCATTTGATTCTACAGACCACGATTCTAACATAGCCTTTGCATGCTCGGTCGCCTTTTCTAATTTAGAAAATGATGTTTCGGCGACATATAAAGCCATAGCCATAGCCATTATTAAATCATCGTGTTGTCCTTTTTGATGGTCAGGTTTCCCATTAATGTAAACAAAAGTATTAAGCTCATTATATAACCTCATGGATCTAACACCAAAATCATGTCTTAGTGCCTCCTCAAAAGCTGCTACAATTTGCACTCTTTTTGAATTAAAGTTTATTCCAGGGATTTTTTCATTTATCTTGGGGTCCCATTTCCATTTGTCTCCTGGATTAACTCCATCAACATATAAATTTTTATAACCTAATTCTTGTAATTTTCTAGAAGTCGCAACCCCCATACCTCCCGTAATGTCAGTAACAATAAAAGCATTATACATAGTTGCCCATTTATACGCAATTTCTGCAACAACATCAGGTGGGACTTTTGCTATATATTCTAAAACTTGTTCTCTTTCGTCAAAATCTATTATGATAAATGTTGTAAAATCCTCACTATCACCTCTAGATACATCCATACCCATAATGTATCGATGACCCGCAATTGGTTCCTTCCACTGCCATAACACCCCACCCATAAATTTATTTTCAGGTTCTTTTATTTGATTATCTTTTATAGATTTCATAGTTTCAGGAGGTATTACATTATCTCCCGATCCTAAAAAGTTACATTCAAGTTCTTGTGAAATTTTTCTTTTATCAAATTTTAATTTTTTGGCCATGGCCTCAAACCAAGAACTATATGCTTTATATCCACCATTTTCTATTTTTTGTTTTATATCTTGAAAATCTCTATCACTGACTTTAATATTACTATAATCTATAGTAATTTCA